GTACCCGTACCCGCAGCCCCTCGGTGGGGTCATGCGCCTGACGATTGCGCATCCGGTACAGCCGGAATATCTGGCGCACCAGGCCGATGATTTCGTTGACGGTCTTGTTGTGCAGCTTCGGCATCAGCTCCGTCTGCACCCATTCCTGCAGGTCCAGGTGGTCGATCTGGTCCGCCTGCAGCGGCCCCCATTTCGGCCTGATGTGCATCTCAGCCCGCCCTTCGTACACGCGGAACCCCGACGGCGCCACCTGGTTGCGCTTGATGTTTAGCCAGAGATCGATGAAGTGCCCGAAGGTGTTGGTCTTCACCTTCACCGAGTTGGGGAAGTGCCGGGCATAGCTGAACGTGCCGTGCTTGATCTCGTGCCGTATCAGTCCTGCCAGCCGGCTGGCCTGTTCGATGTTCGCCGGCGAGGCATCCCCTGGGAACGGCTCGCGGCACAGCTCGCCCTGATACCGGAAATAGACGCGCAGCGAATTGCCGCGCACCTCGACGCCTTCGTGCATGGTCGTGTTCACCTGATGGAAACGGCGGGAGTCTATGTCCCCGCATGAACATGAGGCCCGTCGCCGGGCCTCGAATTGATGGTGATGATTTCTAGGTGAGCCACTCCGAACGGCGCCGCCACTGCCGGCGCATTTCCTCGACCAGGCGCTCGGCGCTGGCCTGGCCGCGCCTTTTGGCGATCGTCAGCGTGAGTTCTTGGATGCGCTCCGGCGTGTCGTAGCCGTTGCGCAACCAGGTGCGGGCTTCGCATTCGAGCATGTGCTGGCTCTGGTTCTGTTCAGCCATAGCCCACCTCGAGTGGTAGTCCTCGGCTATGCAGCGCATCCATGCAGGATGGGCTCAACCAGAGGCATTCGGTTCGCGTATCGCCTCCCCGGCCGGCGCTGATGCGGGCCGTGGTGGACGTCTGCGTCCAGCCCTGCAGCGTGTCGTGGTAGAGATCGCTTGGATACCCGCTGAGCACGACCATGCCATCCAGCCTGAGCAAGGTGGCCAGCAGCTCAGCGTGCTGCGCATCGTCCAGCTCGTGCCGGTAGTACCGCCCTTTCTGCGCGCCGCGTACCCGCGTGTCGTGCATGTAAGGCGGATCCACGTAGTGCAAGGCCAGGGCGGAATCGTGCGCGAGCATGATGTCGATCGCCGGACGGTTCTCGATCAGCACGCCGGCGAGCCGCTGGCCGATGGTGGCCAACTGTTCGGGGTAGCGCGCCCATAGCTGTTGTGCCGTGCCGTACTGCCGGTAGCAGTCGATGCGAAAGTCCGTCGTACCCTTGCTCGCACCGGCCGAGTCGAAGCCCATCTGCGCACGGATCACGGTACGGCGTGCGCGCTCGACTGGCTCATCGGTGAAGATCCAGGCCTGCTCGAACTCGTCCCGGGCATAGGGCGTAAGAACCAGCAGCTCGGTCAGGGCAGCGCGGGTGTTCGCGTCCTGCAGCACCCGGAACAAGTTGACGATGTCGCCGTCCAGGTCGTTGTAGACCTCGCCGTGCGATCGCACCTTCTGCATCAGAACGCCGGCCGCACCGCCGAACGATTCGACGTAGACCTGGTGCGGCGGGAAGTGCTCGATGACCCAAGACGCCAGGCGAAACTTGCCGCCGTGGTAGCGAATGACCGGCGCCGTGATGGTCATGCCGTCACCTCTTTCGTCTGCACTTCCCCTGGATGCACAAACAACTCCACACCGCTGCGCAGCAGATCGCGCTGGGTTTCGCGCAGGAGGGTTGGGTCCAGGTTCAGCTTGCGAGCCAGGGCTTCGGCGGCCCAGCGGGCGCCCATGGTGTTGCTGGCGGATTTCTTCTCGCCGCGCACGGTGGCCACGTAGGTCATGCCGGTATAGCGGGTGCGGATTTCAACGGGCATAGCGGCGGCGCTCCTGGGATTTTTTGGCGGCGACTTCGGCCTGGTAGGCAGCCCACTCGGCTGCCCAGCGGCGCTGGCGGATGCGGCTGCACAGCTGATGCTTACGCGTGGCTCGGTTCTCGCCGCAGATGTCGCAGGTGCTGGGCGGCAGCGGATGGCTGGCCATGGTTGGGCGTAGGGGTTCCAAGGCGTTAAGCTGTGCCCCGCCTCCCTTCAGTCGATTCACTTGCATGGTGCTTCTCCTTGAGGTTGGTCTGGCCCTGGTGAGTTGCCGCTCACCGGGGCCTTCTTGTTTTCAGCGTGCGATCAGCAGGAACAGGTCCGGCAGGTGGTTGGCGGCGGCCAGCAGGCCGGCCAGGCCGGTGCCGATCCAGCCGGTCATGGCCAGGCGTTCGCGCAGGGTGGGTTTGTCGTCGTCGTAGTGGTTCGAGCTCACGCTGCAAGCTCCTGTTTTTTTGCCGTGCGCGCCGCCTCGTACTCGCTCGGCAGAATCTCGACGGCGCCCTCGATCCACCCCGCCGTAGGCTTGCCAGCAGCGACCTGCTCGGCGTGTTCGGCCTTGTTGATCTCAAATCCGAAGCAGAAATAGGCCGCCCCATCCCGCTCGAACATCACCCCGCCGCACAGCAGCACGTTGCCGGTGTTGACGTTGAGTCGCTCCCAGTAGTCGAGCTTGCTGATGCGTGCTGGGCAGTGTTCGCGCCAAGTAGTCAGCAGCCGATCATGCTCAGCGCGGATAGCTGCACGCTCCTCCTTGCTGATGCCCTTGGGCGGCACCGCCTTGCTGCGCAGGCTGCGATAGCCCCATTCATCCGGCCGGCGCCAGTGCACGTCGAGTTCCCGGCTCTCGCTCAGCTTCACGCCGCCCGCGAAGTTCGAGTCGATGTCGTGCATCGGGGCGATTTCTCCACCGATCACGGCGCCCAACGCTTCGAGCTGTTGCCGAAACTGGTCCTTGGCCCGGTAGTAGTCCTGGACGATGGCAACCGTGTCGGGCGCGTCTGATTTGTAATAGTGGTATTGCATGGTGCTTCTCCTTGGGGTTGATACATCGGCCTTTGGGCGTTGCCGCGCCTTCAGGCGTTGGGTTTGAACAGCCAGCACTTCACGGTGGTGCCGCGCTGGGTCAGGGTGTTGTTGCGTCGGTTGAAGGCGGCGCGCACGGCGCTGTCCACCGACTTGTTGTGCTCGATGTATTTGCACGAGCGGCTGTTGGGCAGCAGGTTGCGCAAGGTGCCGACGTCGGCGAGCTTCTGTTTGTGCTCGGCGGCGCGTTCGGCGAATTCGTTGAGGTTGATGGCGATCAGGTCCGGCTTTTTGCTGTGGTCCACCACCGGCTCGTCGCTGAGGCTCTGCAGGTAGTCGAACACCTCCCAGAACTCGGCCACCTCGGCCGGGTCGGCGTTGACGGCGTTCTGGCGCACCAGGGCCATGGCCGTGAGTTCGCGCTGGGTGGCCTGGTGCTGGCGATCGGTCAGCGGTACCACCAGGCGCAGCGCATCGAGCAGGGCCAGCAGCTGGGCGTGGTTCTTGATGATTCGCTCGATGCGGATCTCTTTCAGCTCGCGCAGGGCCTGCTCGTGCACCTTCACCTGGGCGCGGAAGGTTTCCAGCACCTTGGCTTCGGCCCGGGTGGCCATCAGCAGGAAATGGCTGACGTCCATCGCGCTCAGGTGGTTGAGGTTGTCGGCCGCGGCGCGGCTGGCCGTGGTGACCTGGGGGCGCACGAAGTGCAACTTGACGATACGGGTGAGGATCGCCTCGCTGGCCGCTACCGTGGCGTTCTGGCTGATGACGATGGCACCGCGAAACGGTGGCTCGTAGGTTTCGTTGCCGGCGGTCTTCACACCGGTCACGCCCAGCGTGCCGCCGTTGAACAGCGGCTTGAGCTCGTCCCAGTCGTAGGCCTTGGCGGCGCCGCGGTCGTTGTCGCTGCGGTCGGCCTCCAGCAGTACCAGCGGCATGCCGGAGACCTGGCCCATCCAGCGGCGCAGGCCTGCCTTGGACATTTTCGAGGGGTCTTTGCCCTCCTCGTCCGGCCGCCCGAACAGCTTCCAGAGGAACATCAGCAGCGTGGACTTGCCCGCGCCGGCCTCGCCCGTCACTTCCAGGAAGGGGAAGCTCTGGTATTCCTCGCGGATCTGCTCGGCGAACAGCGAGCCGAACCAGTACGCCAGGGCGACGATGCCCTGGGTGCCGAAGCACGTCCACAGCCAGTCGAGCCACTCGGGGCGGTAGCCCTCGTCGGTACGGGCGATTTCCAGGCGGATCGACTTCTGCAGCGTTTTCAGGCGCAGCTGCTTGAACTCGAAGTAATCCTCGCTGTTGGCCTGTTCCACCACGCCGCCGCGCACGGCCAGGTCGCCGAACACGTAACAGCCGTGCTCCTTGCTGTAGCCGATGTAGTCGATGGTCTTGACGGTTTTCAGCGCGAAGAGCTGGTCCTTCATGATCTTGTCCAGCTGCGCGCCGGTACCGGTGAACACCGCGCCGGCGGCCATGCCCAGCAGGCGCTTCTTGAACTCGCTCGCCGCCGCCACCTGGCCACCGGTGAAGGTGTTGCGCACGGTGGGCTCGTCGTGCGGGAAGTCCACGCGGAAGTAGTACCAGGACTCGTCGGTGATCTCGTTGCGCTGGAAGTACAGGGCCTGGGGGTAGCAGTTGGCGATTTCCACCACGCAGCCAGCCATTCGCAGCGCTTTGTCGCGGATCTCCTTGCGGCTGAGCAGCTGTTCCTCGTGCTCGTCGCCGTCTTCCAGGCCCTGGACGGCCTTGTTGAATTTCTCCAAATCGAGCTTGAACCAGTACATGCGGTTTTCGAAGCCGAAGTGGAATTCCTGCCGCTCCTGCCATTCGTACATCAGCATTGCCTTCTCCGAGGCGTTCTCGGCGATCAGCAGCGCACCGAAGTGCCGGGCGGCTTTGATATCGCGCTCGACCTGCTCAGCGCGCTTGTCCTCGTCCAGGAACATCCAGCGCTGGTGCAAGTCATTCCAGTCGGTTTTGCGGTCGCGCTGGGGGATCTGCGCGGCCTCGCAGGTAAAGCCCAGCTCGCGGGCCTGCTTGACCCAGCGGCGTGTGTAGCGGTGCGCGCCCGGCTCGTTGTCCAGCGCCCAGACCAGGCGCGGCAGCTTGCGGCCGGCCTCGGTGCGGGCCTTGGCCAGTGCCTTGAGCGACTCGGCCGGAAAGGCGTTGCTGCTCATGGCCGACACGGCGGCGATATCGTGGTGCAGCAGGCCGATGGCGTCGAAGATGCCTTCGACGATCCACAGCTCGCTGACCTGCAGCAGGTCCAGGCTCGGCGGGCACCACCAGTAGCCACGCATGGATTTGCCCGGCGCAAAGCGCGCCTTCTGCTTGCCGAAGCGGTGCGGCCGGTCGATCAGGCGTTCCCAATAGCTGCCACCCTCAAGCGGGAAGCGCACGGTAGTCGAGCCGATGCCCAGCTCGCGGCTCCAGTAGTTCTCCTGGCTGTACCAGCCTTCGATCAGCTCCAGGTGAAAGCCGCGGGCGTGCTGCAGGTAGCTCTTGGCGGTCGCTGTGGGCTCCTTCTCGGTGGCCGGGGCGCGCTTGCTCCAGTCGTCGAATAGGTCGTCATAGAGGTCCTTCACATGCCACTGGTCGCCGCACTTGCTCTCGCGACCGCACTTGATGAACCAGGGTTCGTCGTAGCGGCTGAACAGCTCCTTCTTGTCGCAGGAGGGGCATTTGCCGCCGCGCATGTACTCGGCGCTGTCGCGGCGCTTGAGCCCGTAGTCGCGCTCCAGGCGGGCCAGCACCTCGGTGCGGATCTCGTGAGGCATGGCTTTCATGCTTCCGGCCCCCAGACAAAGACGTGGGTCTCGCTGCGCATCGCCTGCGATTGCTCGACCGTGATGACGTCGCATTCCAGCAAGGCGGCCAAGTAGCCCCCGATGCGGGTGACCAGGCGGCTTTTCTCCTCGTAGAGGTCGGCTTCCTCCAGGTCTTTCAGCAGCTGCTTGAAGATGTAGCGCGCCGGATCGGCCGCCAGGGCCTCACAGGCCGGCATGGGGGTACTCATGACCGCACCTCCCCGACCTGCTTCACCAGCTCGCGCATGGTGCGGTTCAGCCCGGCGATGTGCGGGTGGTCCTCGAGGATGCGCTTGCCGCGCAGCCCCTGGGGCGTGTAGCGGTATTTGTCGTCGTACCAGCAGGCCGCCATCAGCTGCTCGTACTGGCTGGTGAGCCAGCGCAGGTAGGCCTCTGCCTGCAAGGCATTCAGCTGGATTTCAATGGAAAGGTTCGTGCTCATGGGGCCACCGTTCGGGCGCAACTTTCCCCTACCCGCGCAAAGGCGGGCATGGGAATGGGTCAATTCAAGGGGTGATCAGTGAGTGGCTGCTGCAGCCAGGGGCGCCGCGGGCGGCTGGAGCCGCGCCGGCAGGTGGCGGTATGGGATTAATACCGTTTCGCCCGTCAGAAAATGCACCAGGCCCACGGTGGTGGAATCCCCCGTGCCGTAGTCGATGCCGATCACCGGGTGCTTCAGGCACTCCAGCTCGCTCATGGCCAGGTGCACCAGGCGGTCGGCCATGAAGGCCGGCACATCCATGGCGTTGACCAGGTACTGCACACCGCGCTCGAAGAGCTTGCCGTCATCGGTCAGGTGCTCGCCCTGGTGGCGTTGCAGGAAGTGAAATGCCGCCCGCTGCATGCTGCTGCGGTACTCCTGGGCGTCGCCGATCTGAGTGATGGTGTTCATGCGTTAGCTACCTCCGGTTCCATGTGGTCAAGCAGGTCGAGTTGGTCGGTTTTCGGGCGGCTGTCGCGCAGCGCCTGCATGCGTTGCACCGAGGGCGCAACAGGCAGCACCACACGGGGCTGGTCCAGGCCGGAGGGGCTCAGGGCGTAATCCCAGCTCAGCGAGCCGCTGTAGGTCGCACCGCAGGCGATGTTCAGGCACTGGGCGTACATCGTTTTGTAGGTCGGCGTCTGCGCCTCGCTGTTGCGGATGCGCATGCGGCTCCCGCAGGCTGGGCAAAGGCACTTGTAACCACCGTTATGGGCAACGCTCACATCTTCCTCCCCCGCCGCCAGTCGCGGCTCCGGCCTGGGCCGGTGAATTCTGGCGCCCTGGGCGCCGACTGCTTTGCCAACCCCGCCCGGCTTATCGCGGGCTGAGGGCGTACTGCCTTGTTGCGTTATGCCTGTGCGCTGAACAGATCAGGAGGGGGCTGCACGCTGCGCCCCACGCAATCCATCGCTGGCGCCGGAATGGCGAGTTGGTGGCAATGCTGGGTGAGCTGCGCATACAGCGTGGCGCGGATGGCCGGCACGGTTTCAGCCTTGAGCTGGGCGATCAGCTTCGGGATCTGCCGGTGCATGGCCAGTTGGTGGTTCATGCTGAGATACGAAGCGCCCCGGCTTTCACGCGCCTGGCGCTCCATGGCGATGAAATAACGGCGAACCTGACGGCCTTGGTCGTTGTTCTCGACCATGGCCAATTCCTTCGCCATATCGAGGGTGAGGTGGTAGCCCGTGCGATTGTGACCGCCCCGGCGCTCGGTTTTGCTACTCAAATCTGAGTAGCAAAACGTGCTTCCTTGGTCAGCCCTGTTACTCAAAACTGAGTAATAGTCCTCACCCTCAACGAAGCCGTATTGCTCAATTCGCCGTCCAATCCAATCGTTGAAACGGGTTTGTACACCCATGAATTCGTGCAATTCCTGAGCATCACACAACTGCTGCGCCCTGCCCTCCAGTTCGCTCTGAAAAACCGGGATTAATTGGCCTGTGGTATTCATGTGTTCCCCCTGAGAAAAAAGGATTCTCGAAAATGGCAAAACCGCTGATTCAAAAAGTCGATGGGCCTGTAGCCGGCGAACTGGCCGACGAGTACCACGCCATGGCCTACACCATTGAGCTGTCGCTCATGGCTGCCGGTGCTGTACCGGGCGAGGACTACACGATTCTTGACCTCTACAAGCTGGCGCAGCCGTTTGCTCTCGAAATGTTTCGCGACGACAGCAAACACATGCGCTACGAGTTCCCGGCTCTATAACCCGCTCACCGATGGCCACCCGCTGGTGAAACCCTGCGGGTGATTCATGCGGCCCCTTGACTGCGTCGTGCGGGATGAACATTTCAATCACCTTTCCGTGGCGAGTGCCTTTGAAAACGCTGTAGGTGTTCGCCGGGGCATCTGTGCTGCGTGCTATGCGAGTCATTGCTGCTCTCCTTGTTGGGTCTTGGTGTGAAGCAGAATCACTGCCTGCACTTCCTCGTGGCGGGCCGCAATGTGCTTGCGGTGCGCCACCAAGATGGCCTCCAGCTCCAGGGCATCGATTACGCCGTCTGCGAGCGCTTCAGCGATGAACTGGTCCACGGCGCCGCGCTTGCTGGTGGTAACCAGCGAACGGGCATACAGGTCGATGTTGTCGAGTTCGTCCGGGTTGGCGATCGGTACGAACACGCCGCCGTACAGCGCAGCGATGTAGTCCGGCAGATGGGTGGTGCGCGCCTCTTGTTCGAGCTGGTGAATCTGTTCATCGCTCAACGGGCGGCTACCGGCATTTTCGTAAACGTGGTTGTCCAGCTTCTTCGGCGGGAGTCCCAGCCGTGCGGCAGCACACTCACGCCCGCCTGGGTAGGCGGCGAGCGTGGCGGTCATCACCTGGCGGCGGCTGGCTAGAATTTCGCGCTTCATCTTCTAGTTTTCCCTTTGGCTTAAGCCGGTTACGGTTAGCTGGCGTGGGAAAAGGGATGCGCGAGCAGACCGGGAATCAGCTCGGCCCCGATTTGCTGCGACAGCTTGCGCATGATGGAAAAGGCGATACGGCCATTGGGCAGGCTTTGCGAGCCGGCCCAACGCTCAACGGTTTGTGTGACGGTGCGCGGGTCGTAACCGTTTGCCAGGGCAAACTTGCGGAAGTTACTGCCCTGCTCGATCAGCCGCGCGTGGATCTGGCGTTTGTTCATGACTCGGAGCCCCTTGATTGGGTAATCTGTTCGCGTTGTGCATAAGGTAAATCCGCAATATGCGGATGTCAAACGGATAATCCGCAAAATGCAGAATTCAGACGTTACGTCAGTCCTAGAACGCTTAGCTCAGATTCTTGGTGCAAGAACAGGAAATCGGCTAGCAGATGCGCTTGGAGTAAGTCCGCAAACAATCAGCAGCTGGAAAAGCCGCGAGAGCGTGCCATACGCACAATGCGTATCTGTTGCGAATGATTGGGGCATCAGCCTCGACTGGCTACTGACTGGTGAGGGCCCGATGCGCCGAGGAGAGGGGCAGGTGCCCAGCGCGGAGAATCCCCGCGAACAGGCCCTGCTAGCTCTATGGCGCGAACGGGACGAGCACGCCCAGCGGGAAATACACGGCGCTGCTGAGGAAAAAAAACGGCTGAAAACGCTTGAGCAGCGCCTCCAGGAGCTAGAGGCCGTTGTCGCTGATATCAAAAGGCTGGCATGATCTGTTCCCACTGGGAACAGATTTTAGGTCCCAATTGTTGGTCCTGAGTCACGAGTAGCGAAGCCAGTTTTGCCATCGAATAAATTTAGGTAGGGGTAAAGGGATTTATGTCAAAGAATATCGTTCTTCATATATCTAAAATTCTCATGGATGAAGAAAATCCCCGCCACGATAAGATAAATGGTCAAAGAGAAATTCTTAATTGGCATGTGGAACATCTAGGCTCAAAGCTTATACTTCTGATGAGAAGTTTGGCTGAGAATGGCCAGAGCGATATCGACAAGGTTCTCGTTACTCCTCTTCGAGGGGTGCCTGATAAGTATGTGGTCAAAGAAGGGAATCGCCGCGTAGCTGCGCTCAAGCTTCTCAACGACCCTTCACTTTGTGATGATGAACTGTTCAGGCGCCGAATTGAAAGTGTCAATGTAAGCGATCAGCTTTCATTTGATATTGAGTGCGTTAATATCAAAGATCAACGGCGAGTGGCTTGGTTGATGGGGCTTCGCCACTTGGGTGAACAGGGAGGGGTTGGCACCTCTAAGTGGGGAGCTGTTGAGAAAGATCGACATACCCAAGATGTTTTGGGTGGAAACAGATACTGGCGATCCCTGTATTTTATCGACTATGCAAAAAACCATGGCTTGATCACTGATCAACAGGTCGCTCGACTCAATGATCGAATTACAACTCTAGATCGACTGATCTCTAATAAAGATTTCAAGGCAACTTTAGGTGTTGCTTATAAAGATCGAAATGTTCTGCTTACCATTCCTGAAGATATACATCGTCTTTTGCTGAGGGGTGTTTTGGAGCAGATTTCTTTGCCTGGCTTTAAGGTGAAGGAAGTATACGGATCGGATGATAAATTCGATTTTCTTACCCGGGTTGTTGAGCAAGCCAAGGCTGCACAGGAGAAAGCAACCCAAGGTGTAAACGGCGAGCCTGGCTCTAAACACCCTCAATCTGAAGGGGTGATTAGGGAGCCTGCTGCTTCTTCTTCAGCTGAGGTTTCAGCTGATCTCAATGCGAATTCTGCTGCCAAGGATGAGAAGGCGAAACTAATTGAAAAGCAACGGCCTCAAAAAACTCGAAAAGAACCTGATCCAGCTAAGCGGGACAAGCTGTTCATCGGTAGTATTGCTATTCCTTCGGTAGAGTCCAAATGCAGTCGGCTTTACCATCAAATAGATAGCCTAAAACTTAGTGAGCATGGCTTGGTGGTTGCCTGCGCTGCAAGGGCTTTGGTGGACATATCTATGCAGATTTACATTGATCAATTCTCCCTTGGGGCAACCGAAAAGAAAAATAGATTTGGGCAAATTGCATTGCCTGATATGGTTAAAATTTGTGCTGAGCATCTTTTTTCTAATGGCCATATTTCGAAAGACTTGAAGAACTCAATATTGAGTGGCGAGGTCTCGAACCCAAATAGCTTCGCCAGCCCTCAGGCGTTGCACTCGTTTCTGCACGGCAGATATCAAAATTCAATGGAGAGTTTGAAGGCGGCTTGGGAAAGCTGCTATGAAGAACTTCTTCGCAGTTCTTGGCGTGCGGTCAAGGCAAACAAAGGACAGGCATAGTATGGCCGATAGATTTTTTACTCCCCTTCGCTATCCTGGGGGGAAGTCAAAGCTGTGCGGCTTTATCCGAGACCTCATTCGGGAGAACGACTTTGAAGATGGTGTATACGTTGAGCCATATGCTGGTGGCGCTGGCGTAGCACTCGAATTACTGCTGACAAACGTAGTTTCAAAAATTCACATTAATGACCTAAATATTGGGGTTTTCAATTTCTGGTCTAATGTTCTTTTGCATGCTGAGCGTCTTATAGAAAGGATATATTCTTGTAATTTGAATATGGACGAATGGCACGCTCAGCGAGAAATTTTCAGCAGTCCAGATAAACATAGTGGATTTGACGTTGGTTTCGCTTTTTTTTATTTGAACAGAACTAATAGGTCTGGAATTATAAATGGCGGGGTTATTGGTGGTTATGAGCAGACTGGAAATTACAAGATTGATGCTCGATTCAATAAGGATGCGCTTGTTGAGAGAATAATTAGAATCTCTCGACGCGCTGATGATATTTATCTTTACAATATGGATGCGGAGCTTTTTCTGCAAACTATAGATACAATGCCTTTATCCAAGGCGTTGATTTATATTGATCCGCCATATTACGTCAATGGTAGAAGGCTCTACGATAATTTTTACGAGCATGATGATCATGATCGTATAAGCAAGTTGGTTTCTTCGCTAAGAACCCCTTGGGTTCTCTCTTATGATGATACAGAGCAAATTCGACGTTTTTACTCAAATAGCCGAGTGGCAGAAATTGACCTGATTTACAGCGCGCAGCGCAAAATGAAAGGGCAAGAAGTGATCTTTTTCTCTGAAAACTTGATCGTTCCTGCCAACTTACAAGTTGCATAGTTGCAGGTGAGGTCACGGCTTTTTCTAAAACCGGCGCGATGCTGGTTTTTTCATATGAGCTTATGCGGTTGGCGATTGAGGCGATGGTGGTGCGCACGGGCTCCGACTGATACAAGCAGGCCCCGCACTGCAGGGCCTTCTCAACTGAGGTAGCTGGCGGGTGGGAGATAGAAGGTGCCGTCCGCCCGGTAGTGGTCGTACACGTCAACCAGCGCTATGTGCTTCCCTCTGTTGGCCCACTGGAAATGCAGCACCACGTCCGAGGTTTTGTATTTGCCATGGACCTGCTTGTAGTACGGAATGCCCAGGTGGTAGTGCCAGAGGTCGCTTCCGTAAGTATAGGCATAGTCAGCGTCGCCAGGGTTAAGGCCTGACCATGATGGAGTGATCTTCCCATCGTACAGGGTGAAGTCAGCCAGGCCGTGCTGTTGGAAGATCTGCGCAAACGTTAGAACTGCTGTCTGCTGCTTGGCTGGGTAGTTGGCGAATTCGACTGCGAACTGAGTCTTGAACGTAACGGAATAGGTCAAGCGGGCATCCTTGCGAAACAGTTAGCTAGCGCTTTGCCTGACTAGCAACCGCAAGAATACGCTCTCGCATTTGCTCAATGCTGAGACCGTTCGGGAGTTCGTGATCGCCGGAAGCGAGTGCACGTTGGAGGCGAGCCACGTCAATCTTGGCTCGACTCTGATAGGCCGGAGTATCTGCGGGGAGAAACTGCAGAACTGCCATGGGGATCATCTCCAGTAAATGGGATGTAGAAATCATGCCCCGAGTATATGGCCTTACTCATTTTTGATCAAGATTTGGCCAGCCCAGAGCCTTCCTGCATCCGCTTCCACTCTCGATCGAGCGCGCGTTTTGCGGCTGCCTTGCTCTGGTAGAGGTGCGTCAGGCGCCGCGGCTTGGTCTGGTCGCCCTCACTGAGCTTATGCTGCTTGCCGGTCTTCTCATCGCGGTACCAGGCCAGCACGCCGGTGTAGTTGCCCAGCTCGGCCAGTTCGGCGACGTCGTCGGCGTCCGGCAGTTTGGATTCCAGCTCCAGGGCGGTGGTGTAGCTGTCCGGGGTGAAGCTGTGGCGCACGTTGGCGCCGAGCCAGACGATGGCGGCAATCTCCGCTTTCACGCCCACCAGGCTGTAGGTGAGTTCCGGGATCAGCTCCGGCCGGCCCTTGGCCAGGGTATAGCTGAGCGTGGCAGCGCCGCGCTGCAGGCGTGACCATTCGGCGCGGGCGGCGCGCAGGGCGCTGTCCTGGTCGGCGTAGGTGTGGCGCAGGTCCTTGAGGTTGTCGCCGACGCCGGCGATGGCCTCTTTCTTCTCGGCGCTGCCCAGCTCGTAGTAGTAGGCACGGGCGCCGCTGTAGCTGTCGCGGTCGGCCTGGAGGAAGCGGTGCTGGTCGCCGTCGGCGCGGGTCAGGGTGATATGCGGCAGTGCCGCGCCGCTGGCGGTTGTGGATTTGCCGGCCGGCATGAACAGCAGGCGCTCGGCCTTGACGCTGGCGATGGCGTCGAACTGCTGGCCCAGACGGGTGATGAGGTTGGCGTCGGATTCGTTGGCCTGGTCCAGCTGGGCCAGCTCGATCACGCTGAGCGCGGCGCTGATGACGGGGCTCAGGCCGTGGGCGGCGGCAACGGTCTGGATGATGGCGCCGAGGGTCTGGCCGGTCCAGCTGCGTTCCCTCTTGGCCTTGAGGCCTTCGCGCAGGTCCGCGCTGCGGGCGCGGATGCTGAGCACGTCTGGCGCACCGCTGTGCTCGGTTTCGTCCACGGTGTAGCTGCCCTTGCTGACCAGCCCGGTGTCGCTCCAGCCCAGCCAGAGGCTGACGGTGGCGCCGCGCGGCGGAATGGCCAGCAGGCCGTCGTGGTCGCTGAGGGTGATGGTGAGCTGATCGGCTTCCATGCCGCGGTTGTCGGTGAGCTCGATGCTGACCAGGCGCTGTTCGATGTCGAGGGTGATGTCGCGGCCATTGACCACCACGCGGCAGATGGGGCTCGGGTAGGCCGTGGCCTCGCGGTAGGCGTCCGCCGCCTGCTGGGCAAAGCCCTGGGCCTGGCCGGCGGCTGCACTGAGCAGGCCCTTGCCCTGGGTGATGAGCTGGTCGATCACCGCAGCAGCCCCCGCAGGATGTTGCCACCGGCGCCGATCGCGCTGCCAAGCATGTCTACGCGGCCGTCGTCGATGCGCACCAGGCTCAAGGTGAATTCGATGCGCCGCGCCTGGCCGTCGCGGAAGAACAGCGTGCGCGTCTCGCTGAGGTTCTCGATCACCCAGGTGCCGTAGATCTTGCCGGTGCCCTCGACCAGGGGCCAGGCCTTGCCGGTGTCGGCCATGTAGCGCAGCGTGTCGAGGCTGATCTGCGCGCCGGCCAGCGCCGGCAGCAGCACGCCCGGCAGGGTGATGGTGTCGTCGTCGCGGCCCATGAACTGGCGCGCGGGGTTGGTGCCGATGCGCGCGGTCTTGCCGTGGCGCCAGGCGGTTTGCCGTTGGAGTTCCTGGTAGGCCAGGGTCTCCAGCGAGAAGATGAACATGCCGAGGGCCATCATCATGGTGGTTTGCTCCTGGTGTCAGTCCTGGTCGTACAGGGCGGAACGGGCGCGGGTGAGCTTGTTGCGCTCATGCTCCTCCAGGGCGCGCTTGATCTGCTGCGCCACGTCCTGCCCCTGCCCGCCCTGCACGATGATGGTGATGGTGTCGCCCTGGATGGTGATGCCGGCTGGCTGCGATCGCGTGGCGGCAGCCAGCGGCGGGCGGCTGTCGATCGAGGGCAGGTCAGCGGCGGCCATGCCGGGCGCAGCGGCGCCGATGCCCACGGCCACCGCGCCGGCGGCGGTCAGGCGCTTGGCGGTACCGGCCAGTTGCGACAGTGGCCCGCCCTCCCCGGCGGCAAGGCCCTGCTCGAGGCCGGCCATGGTGTCGCCACCGAGTCCGGCGAACACGCGGGACGGCGAATGGATGCCCAGCAGCCCCTTGAAGGTGCTGATCACGCTATTCGCCGCGCCGCTGATGGCCGCGGTCAGGTTGGGGAACATGTTGGTGAAGCCGTTGATCAGCCCCTGGATGATGTTGCCGCCGAACTCGCTGAACTTGCTCGGCAGGTCCACGCCGAAGTAGCTCATCACGCCGGCGAATGCGCGATACAGCAGGCCCAGCGGGCTGAAATTGAGTAACAGCGCGCCGATGCCGGCCAGGCCGCCGGCGACGCCCTCTTTGATCTCCGCCCAAAGCCCGAGGAAGAAAGGCCCCACGCGGCTCCAGTTGGCATAGATCAGCGCAGCGCCCAGGGCGAGCGTGCCAATCAGCACGCCGACCGGGTTGGCTATTGCCGCGGCGCCGACCAGCCGTAGCCCGGTGGCCACCAGCGGCAGCGCCGTCTTGCCCAGGCTGAACAGCGTGCTGGCCAGCCCGCCGCCCTGGATACCGAACAGCATCATGCCGTAGCGCACCATCGCGAATGGGCCGAGGATCGAGGCCATGGCCAGGGTGAGCCCGCCCATGCCGGCCATCAGCACGCCGACGCCGGCGGCGGTCTTGACGATGTTGGCGGCGAGCTTGGGGTTCTCTGCAATCCAGCCTTTCACCCCGCCGATGATCCCGGTGAGCGTCTGGGTGACTTCCCGCATCGGCCCGTTCTGCTGCTCCTGGAGCTGGATACCGAGGTCCTCCCAGGCGCTGCCCATGGCCGAGAGATCGCCGCGCAGGTTGTCGGCCATGACCTTCGAAACGCGGCTGGCGCTGCCTTCCGCGCTCTGAAGCTGTGCGATAAAGGCCTGTAGCTCCCCGCTCCCCGCCTGGTCAACCAGGTGGGACATGCCCTTGACCGCTTCCTCGCCGGCAATCGCCTTCAGGAAGCCGCCGCGCTCCGCGGTTCCGAGGTTCTTGGTCTTCTCGTAGATCTCTTTGAGGATGTCGGGCATTGGCCGCAGGTTGCCCGCCGCATCGGCCGTCTTCACACCGAGCTCGTCCAGTGCTTTGGACGCTGCTTTGGGCGGTGCGGCGAGCCTGTTCATGATGGACGAAAGAGCGGTACCGCCCATGCTGCCCTGGATGCCCGCATCGCCCAGCTTTCCGGCCATAGCGGAGACGGTTTCGAGGTCTACGGCGTAGGTCTTGGCGATCGGCGCGGCGTACTTCATCGTTTCGCCGAGCATTTGCAGGTTGGTATTCGAGTTGCTGAACGTGGCAGTCAGCACATCGCCCATGCGGCCCATTTCAGACGCCTGCATGCCCAAGCCGCTGAGGATGTTCGACGCAATATCCGCTGTAGCCGCAAGGTCGGTGTCGCCCGCCTTGGCCAGGTCGAGCATGCCCGGCATCGCCGCGATGATGGCTTGCTGTTTGAAGCCTGCCATGGCCAGGAAGCCCTGCGCGTCGGCGGCCTGCCCGGCGGTGAACTGGGTGCTGGCGCCCAGATCTCTTGCCTGCTGCCTCAACGCGTCAAGCTCCTCACTACCAGCATCGAGCTTCGTCAGCGCCTGCACCTTGCTCATGCTGGCATCGAACTCCAGCCCGGGCGCCATCATCCGCGCGCCGGCGTAGAGAATGCCGCTACCTGCTGCCAGCCCGCCGGCGCCGGTGGCGGCCATGCTGCCGGCGAGCGCCGAGGTGCGTTCGTAGTCGGCCTTGGCCTGGCCGAGGCGCTTGTGCTGGGCGGTGAGCTTTTTCAGCCGACCTTCCTGCTCGGCTATCGCTTGGTTGGTCTGGTTGACCTTGGTGCGCAGGTCGCGCTCATGCTGGCCGAGGTTGCGGGTGCTGATGCCCACCTCGCCCAGTTTGCTGCGCAGGCCCTGGAGTTCGCGCTGTTGTTCGTTGTGCTTCTGCTTGAGGGCGTGGCCCTGGCGGACCGCGCTCTGGAAATCACGGGTGAGTGCCTTGGTCGGCGTGGTGGTGCTGGCCAGCTCGCGAGACAGGGCCTTGACGCGCTCGCGGTTGGCCTGCATGGCGGCGCCGGTTTGCTCCGACGCGCCCTTGAGGTTGCGGAACGAGCTGACGTCTTTCTGCTGGGCCTGCAGGTGCTTGAGGTCGCTGCGGGCGTCGCGCAGCGATCGGCCCAGGCCCTGGGCACCGACGAACACCGAGCGCATGGGCTTGGTGGCGTTGTCCAGGGCCTGGAGGTTGACCTTAAGGTTTAGATCCCGCGCCATGCGTGCGTTCCCATCGTTCGCGGGCGCGCTCGCGCCAGTCCATCAGTTCATGCAAGGGCATGGCGTTCATCTGCTCCGGCGCCCAGTGGAACACCAAGGCGATGTCCGCCATGACGTCATCTACGCTGCGGGGGATTCCGCTGCGCCCTTCTTCTGCAAAAAACCCGCTACGGCATCCGCGCAGGCCAGCAGGTCGGCGGGGTCCAGGGCGGCGGCTTCCTGCTCGGTCAGGGTGGGCTGGCTGATGCGCGGCACCAGGCGGATGGTGGCGTTGACGTCGCCGTTGATCAGGTCGCCGAGCTTGAGGCCCCGCAGCTCGCCGGCGGCAGGTCTGCGCAGGGTGATCTCGGTGATGGGCTTGCCCTCGCCGCGCTTGATGGCTTGCTCGAGGACGATGGGGTCGCTGTAGGTGGGCTTGGTCATGGGTTGCTCCTTGGCTTGCGAAAGGAGCGCCGGCGCGCTGGCCGGCGCCGGGGTTACAGGCCGATGGCTGCGCGGTGCTCGGCGAGGCGGTCTTCGCCGTTGACGACGAAGATGAAGTTGAGCAGGTCGATTTCGATCTCGACGTTGCCGTCGATGCTGAGCTTGTAGTAGCTGCAGGTGGTGGTGAAGGAGTGCTCGGTGTCTTCACCGGACTCGGCGTCGCCGAAGTCGATCTCTTCGTGGCGGCCGCGGACAACTACCTCGACCGCACTGATCTCGCCGGTGTCGTCACGCTGCACGGAACCGGCCCAGCGCAGCATCACGCCATCGGCCCGTACGGCGCCAAACTGGCGCAAGGCGGTCAGGTCCCAGCCGCCGAGGGTCCACTCGATCTGGATGCCGTCATCGCTGTGGCCCAGGTCGACTTTCACCGGGCCATCCATGCCAGCGCCACGCCAGGCTTCCAGCTTGCGGCTGAGGGTCGGCAGGGTCACGGATTTGCTCTGACCAACGTAGCTGCCGCCATCGTTGTACAGGTTCATGCTCTTGAGTTTTTTAGGCAGGGCCATGGGGGCGCTCTCCTACGGCGCGGCCGGGGCCGCGCGGGTTGATTGGGGTCACGCTTTGATGCCAGCGGCGAAGGTGACCAGGTGGCGGTCGGTGATGCGCTGGCGCAGGGTCAGGTCTTCCAGCGGTGGCACGGGCGTGTAGTCGTAGTCGATGAACGCCTTGCCGGCCTTGAGGGTGTCCTTGTCGTTGGCGGCCGGGTCGAACCAGCACTCGCCGCCGAGCAGGTAGCCGCCACGGACCAGCTCGCGGAACTTGGCGTTGATGCCCTCGACGATGTCGCGGATCAGGCTGGCGTGCATGGGTTTGTCCACCGCCCAGAAGTGCGCTTCGGCCATGGTGTCGGCCAACACATGCGCGGAGCGGGTGTAGTTCTCGAAGGCGAACAACGGGTCGGCCGAGCAGGTGCGCGAGCCCCAGAAGCGGAAGCCTTCGCGGCGGATCAGGGTGGTGACCTCGTTGGCGTTGAGCAGGCCGGTATCGGTGGCGGGGTTCTGCAAATCCCAGTAGATGTCTTTGCTCAGGCCGGACACGCCGTTGACCGGCACGTTTGACAGGGTCTTGTGCCAGCCCACCTGCTGGTCGAGCTTTGCGCGCAGGCCCAGGGCGCGGGCGACGGCGGCAGCCGGGGCATCGGCGTTGGTGGCGGTGTCCCAATTGACGAAGTCCGGCCAGATGAGCATCAGTTCGCGGGCGCCGAAGCCGTCGCGGTAGGCGATGGCCTCGCTGACCGTTTCGCAGCCGTAGGCGTTGGCATAG